TGTAATGGCTAATACATGGAAGCGCCTAGGACAAGTTGTTGCAACGACGACCACGCAAACCGAGGTATATGCGTGTCCGGCTGACACATCATTCATCGGAAAACTGTTCCTTGCTAACCCCACGACGGGCAACGTCAAGGTGCGCGTCGCCCTCATCGGTGACGGCGAAACACTAGCAACCGCCAATTACCTGGCATACGACTTGTTACTGCCGGGTAACTCGACTATCGAGATCACGGGGGTTGTTGGATCTGGCGGAGATTCGGTGTCTGTATACGCTGACAACGACATCGCGGTGACGTTGACAGGAGTGGAGATCGCCTGATGTCCCGCCTAGTTGGTGACACTTACGATATATCGCTCACCACTTTAAGTGGTGCCTTTGTGCTGAATGGGTCGGTTGGGGCCGGTGGTGCGCTACTCCCAATGACCTGGGTGTCGTCGGCTGGGTCGTCCGAAACAATCGCAGTAACAGACGCTTCTAAATCAGGGCAATCCATAAGCGCTCCCGGTGCTGTCCACGCGTGCACAAACGAGGCTAACAGATGCCTCGTCGGTTCCAATGGGAGTGGTTTGACTTCCCTGAACTTTAGTGGTGGGTCCTGGTCACAAGGCCCATCAACATTTAATTACGCTACAACCTATGGGTACACCAACGAGATAAATGGAAATATGAGTGTAGTCTATGATTACGCGAACAATGACACGTACTACGTTGGTGGGTACGGTGGGTTTAGTGGGTACGTACCATCCCTAGTACGCCACAATGGGAGTACAGACACGTTCACTACGCGAGCCTCAATACCCCAGGGACGCGGGTACTCGATGTGTAGTGTTATTAGTTCTAATCGAGTGATATCGGTTGGTGGGGTTACAGGCTCCCCCGACGCCGGGTTTTCGTACTCTTCCTCGACATACATTTACAACATGTCGTCCAACTCGTGGTCATCTGGTGCATCTTACCCAGCAGGTTCGGTATACGGGGGAGCGTGTGTTTGGGATGGCGCTGACTATGTGTACGCCATGGGTGGGTATACCAGTGGCAATACCGCCAGTAGCAATGTTTACCGCTACACCATCAGCACAAATTCATGGACGAGTATCACAGCCATCCCCTTTACTGGGTACTGCACAGGGTTTAGAGGTCCAGACGGTTATCCGTACGTAAATGGAGGCTCAGGGCTGTACAAATACAATGGATCGTCCTGGTCTCTAATCACGACCACTGGAATCGGAGTCGCGACAGCCTGTGAGGCTGGTCGTACCTCGTCGGGGGCCGTCTATTGGCCAACCTTCTCGTCGGGCACGATCACAATAAAGGGGTATGTATGAGCGACACCTTGACATGGGAACTCCAGGGATTGACCGTCCACATCTTGCGCGGGGACGAAATAGTCCTGGTGCAAGACCACATCCCCGATGGTAAACCATTTGCGTCTGAGGAGGACGCCTCCAGATGGGCGATGTTGTATGTCGCTATAATGAACGCTGTTAATAACACCCCCGTAGAGATCAATGAAATGGGTGTAGTAAACTTGTGAGTGACCGGAGGAAAACATGAAGGCAATTCGTGTACCATTTTCATTAGAAGGAGGGGGCATCGGTGAGACGAGTGACCCTTCGCGTATCGCTGAGCAAAAGATCGTAAATACGATGGTCACAAACAACGGGGAGCGGGTCATGAACCCGAACTATGGGGCGTCTACTTCTCGGCTTATATTTGATATCTCGTCTTCGCTAGAGTTCTCGGACTTTAAAATTGATGCTTTACAGGAACTAAAGAAGAACATATCTAAAGCAGATATAATCGATGTGCGAATCAATGATTCGTTTTACAGCCAAGTATCGGAACCCACGACTGCCACAATCACGGTCATCTATCGGTTGCCATTAGGTAGTATACAAACAACATCATTTAACATTGCTATCCCAGGTCAGGTGACCGAGGATACGCTGATCTAAGGGGCGTCATGGCAACCAACGCAGTATTCGATTTCGCCTCACGCGACTTTCAAAACATTAAGCAAGACCTACTTGCCCGTGCGTCAGTCACGGTTCCAGAGTGGACCGACCGTGATCCCGCCGACTTTGGCATGGTCCTCGTCGACCTGTGGGCGTACATGGGCGACATTCTCCACTACTACATCGACCTAGCCGCTCAGGAGGCGTTTGTCGAGACGGCAACCCAGCGCGAAAGCGTCCTGGCGTACGCCAACTTGTTCGATTACACCCCTAATTACAGAGGTGCTTCTTCTGCCACTCTAACTATCGCTAACTCAGGACTGACGGATTACACACTCGCGGCCTACACTGAGTTTATCGCTGAGTATGATGGTGTGTTCTACTACTTCTACACCGATCTTGAATACGTCATTCCGGCTGGTGGTAGTCAAAGCGTTGTTGTGTATGAGGGGGACTTTATTAGTGAGGAAGTCCTCACTACATCTGCTTCAGGGGCTATCAGCCAGCGCTACACCTTGCGTAACGAGAATGTCGTTCCGTCGTCGGTTCGTGTAGTCGTTTACGAAGATGTAAACAACCCAGACGAGTGGCAACAGGTAGAGAGTCTATACACCGTGGACTCCGGTACCGGAGCGTTCTCAGTGTACGTCAATGCCAACGACGATGTTGAGGTCGTATTTGGTACCCGTCTTAATGGGCGTATTCCCCCGACCGGTGTTCGTATTATTGCCAGGTATAGCACGAGTAGCGGAGAAAACGGGAATATACCAGCCAACCTTATTGACACGTTCCGGTCTGCCACTTCGTCTGAAATTACAATCCAGTCATCAACGGCCTCGACTGGTGGTGTTGACGCTGAATCAATCGCCTCAATGAAGGCATCGATTCAAAGTGTCACTCGCGCACAGGATCGAGCAGTAACCTTGAATGACTACGCGGATATCGCTTTATCTGTCTCGGGCGTTATGAAGTCCATTGCGTCATACAATTCTGGAACAGCCACCGTGACGGTTCACCCTGTTCCGTACGTGTCGGATTACCCAAACTACTCAACTTACTCAATTGCAGTGCCATCAACTATACAGACTGACATTGTGGATTTATTGACTATAAAGACTATGGTTGGTGTTAGCGTTGATTGTGCTACCGCTATTACTTTGGATCGGGTTGACATCACAGCAACTGTCAAAGTCGACGACCGTTATGTTGCTCCGTGGGTAGAGGATGATGTCAATCGCGCCATCAACGAGTTGTTTGCGTTTGATGCGGTGGAACTCGGTAAAGAAATACGCATAGGTGATGTTTACAAAAAGATACTCGCCGTTGAAGGTGTCGAATACGCCGTTATTACCACATTCCAACTCGCTGACTCTGGTGGGACTCCTCTCTCCTCCCTGGACCCAACCCACCTAATACGTAAAGGTGGTGTAACACTAAATATTACTGGTGGGGTGAGCACTTCATAATGGCTAGAGCGTCATTTACTCTTCGTAAGTCGACCTCTGAACAGGGGTCGTATCTCCAGTACCCCGTAGGCGACCCTTTATTTACAGAGCGTACGGATAATGATAACTACCTAAAAGGTGACCAACTTACGCTTGCCCCTGTTGCCCCCGTGGCGGTTGGTGACGTTATGTATCTTGACGCCATCGTTGTTGATTACGACACGGTGATTCTGGATTGGCAAGTGTTTTTAGAGTCAACACTTGGTACCACCCCGGTACCCTACGAGGCTTATATCAACTACGGAAGTAATGGTCCCCCTAAATCGATCAATAAAGGTGAAACCCTGGTATCCACTACTGTATCAGACACCTTTACGCATACCTTAAATGGCTCTAACCGTTGGGCCTACTACACCTTATTTGTTCGGTATTTGTCTACCGCGGGTGATGATTACTATGAACCCGTAGCAATGGTTAAAGTATTTATTCCCAAATATATGGGAAGTACTGAAGACCTATACCAACGTATCCCTGAGTACTACAGATTGTTAGATTCCCGACAAGTAGGACCAGGAGACGAAGAGCCTCTGCATAAGTTCCTATCTATCTTTGGCTGGGAATTGGACCGCACGAGGAGTTTGATCGATTACACCATTTCAATGAAAGACCCGCAACTTGCGGATGCTTCGGTTGTGGATTACCTCGCCAAAGACTTTGGCATTGACCTTTCCACGCAGGAGTTAGGGACTGGGCGTCTTCGTAATTACATCGACGCTATCGGGTATATCAGGCGAGGTAAGGGAACCCTCGATATTGTCGAGCGGACTTTCAAAGCGATCACTGAGTGTGACGTGGAGTATGACACCACAGCATCTCCTGTGCCAGAGATCCGTGTGTACGCACAGCGCTCAAACCTAGTTACTGACCCCAGGGTAACCAGTGGGGTTATTGGTAGCATCGATGGTGGGCACCCTTCGACGACTTACGCCGTAGGATTTGAACTCGATGCTGGGGTCGTGGGTGACCCCCAACTTGATGGTGACTACGATGGTGGTAGCACTCCTACACCCAGTTATTCAGGAATAGGGACATCTTCAACCTTATTATCTGGAGGTTGGTTAACCTACCCAGACCCCACAGAACCGGGGACCAACATCTTTGAACGCATAGTGGACGATATACTTGTCAAAACAGGGGATGTGCTCTACTTCTCTTGCCATGCTGACGCCGACGTGCAAGCATTAATTCAAGATGTGTACTTGTACACCTCTGGTGGTTACTCAAGCGGATCGTCTACGCAAATAACTATCAGCGTGTCAACTGTTATGGTTGGTACTACGACGTATTGGCGTCTAGAAATACCCGATGGTTACCCGTCCTACACTAATGCTGTTCTAGTAGTGCGTTACAGTGACTCCACAGAATATGGTGCCGAAGACTTTGATTACTTGTTGCTAGAACGAAACCTTATCGATGATTACTTCGATGGGAATAGTAATGCTGGCGCATGGATTGTTGACAGCGTTGGAGCAGTATCAGATTATGGGTGGTCTGGAACTGAGAATAACTCTGTATCTGTTTACACTGACAACTTTCAGAGATTAAAGTACGCCTTTACACGTCTCGTACCGACAGTCCTTCCAGTCACAATGCTAGTCACCACGGGTACTGTTTATAGTAACCAACCTCTGACAACAAACTTGAACTACAGTGTTTCATGGAACAACGTACCTGGAGTATGATGAGTCTTCTTCTGGCGTCTCTCGCCCTATATAAAGTCCTACAAGCCTTTGACGCTCTTACCCCACGAGAAGCAATGCCGTGGGTCAAAGTAGTCTTAGGGATTGCTCTGGGGTACCCAGCCGCAATTATCGCTGGTGTGTCAAATGTCGCACTTGGAGGGTTGGCCGTCGCTACGCTGGCGGGTACGATCCATGCTGTCCTTCGGATGATCACACTCACCGGAGACATGGCTCGTAAGAAGAGCCTTCGGTAAAACCACAACACAAGGAGCATCAACATGGAGCATTATGGTGTGGTCGGTACAGGTACCGCCCCCAAGAAGGCGATCAATGCATCGCTGGATGACATTGGCTTAAAGGCGACATACATCATTCCCTGGTACGGACGCGCCCCCAAAGAAAACTCCGGGTTGGAGTGTGTCTACGATTGGGTGACAGAAAACGATGCTATGTATAAGGTCGTATCCGCGGCTGGCGCAAAGCCCGTGCATAGGTCCATTGCTGAACGGGCGATAGAGATCATTGAAGTTGACGACGTAGATCTATCCATTCTCCGTGAACTCAAAGATGTTGCGGGCCTAACGCTGGTTTTGTGGGATGACGAAGACACGTCGCGGTCAACAGATACAGCCATGTCGTCCATCAACTTCAAACTTCCTACTTTAGAACTGACGAATGGGCTGACCCCCATTATCATTGAGTCCGATACCCCAGCAGTCGTTGAAGTCACAGATAGCACGGTAAACGACATGGAAGAATTAGACGTGAGTTCTTTTGACCGCGAAACATTAGAGGTCATGCCAGCGGCCCATGTAAAGAGGTTGGCGCGTAATGCTGGTTACGAAGTTAAGACAAAGGAAGAAGCCATCAGTGTAATCCTTGGTGAACCCCTTGAAACCAAGCCCAATGACACGACTGGCACGCTCCCCATCTCTGTTGCCGAGGTGGCCATCACCTTTGACAACGGCGATCAGGTGACCTACCGAATTTCTCGTGAGACCATGAGTAAGATTCATCAATTAGTGGTTGACGAATTCGCAGGCATTTGATACTCTCAATGTTGACCCCAATAGGGGTCAACAAGATAAAAAGTGGGGTGAGTACCTCCCCCCCCCCTATCGGGTACTCACCAATGAAAAGGCCCCCTCACGGGGGCCTTTTCACTTGTCGGGTTTCTTAGGAACTTTGACGAGGTTTCCGTCAGAAGATCTGCGGTAACCACGGGGTATTACTCCGGGGCGTTTAACTCTCACAACTTTTTTAGACTTCACTTCTTCTTCTTGGCCGGGGCCTTTTTGTCGGTGGCCTTCTTTGCGCCCCTTTTGCCCTTGCCATAGCCTGGGGCCTTGGGGTTGCTGAGTCCGCATCCACATTCCTTGCACATAATCATTCCCCCTTTCGGTACTTCGCAGTTTTCTTGGCGATGCTCTTGGGCTGGTCCACGTACTGCTTTCCCTTTTTGTTGCCCTCGGCTTTGGCCTTGTTTGTAGCGGCCTTCTCGGCTGGTGACAGTGAATCCCATGCCTTATCAGGAAGGTACCGCTTCTTGCCTTTCGATGGGGAACCGTCAGACGTACGCCACTCCTGCTTGGTCCAGTTCTCCAAGGACTTTTGAGATTCTTTCTTAGCCATCAGTCCTTGTACCCTCCGCCAGCATCTTTGTACCGCTTGGCAAGTAGTTGTGCTTTACGGGCTGACCATTCTCCTGGATCGCCACCCTTGGTGCCAGCCTTAATCTCATTGAACAGACGCTTACGTAATGCTGGCTTAGTGTAGTTACCAGCCTCGTTGACCTTAGATTCGGTCTTCTTCTTAGCGGCCATTACCACTTCACCTTGTCTGCCCAGTAAGCCGCGGACATCTTGCCCTTCTTGATGTTCTCACCATGACGGGCCTTGAATGAGTCGCGCTTCTTTTTCATGGTTTCAGACTCGCCTTCCTTCGGCTTGCCCGCAGTCTTTGCGCCCTGCTCACCAAAGCGGATTGTCTTGACCTGGTCACCTTCCTTGGCGACAACAATATGTGACTTAGTCGGATGATTGGGTGTGCGCTTGGGCTTGTTGTAACCGCTTACGCCAGCCCGCTCAAGACGTGGATCTTTCTTGGATTCCTTTTTATCAGCCACGTGTACTCCTTACATAGGTGACTACACCAATATGTAATTGTAGCCGAAAACGAAAACGGAGTCGGGTGCTTGCGCGACCCGACCCCGTTCCCAAGGAAGAGGCATCCATGTTGAGTGCATGCCATCAGCGGGAGAACCACCAACCCTCTGATGAGTTGTAGCATATCAGTACTAAAAGGGTGTTGCAAACATTCCACCGGAAGTCGTTGCGGTGCCCCTGTGACCTCGGCTATAGTCCACCGACTATGACCACCAACCACTTTGACGGGCCATTCGTAGCGGTCCCCGTGTGGGCCTTACCAATCATCCGCGACCACGGTCAAGCCCGTGACCTACAGGTACTCGTTGGTCTTGTTGGATGTATGGATCTCCGCACCCGTACGGTTACCGCGACAATCACTCAAGTCGCTGAATTCATGGGCGTCAGTACCGCCACTGTCAAACGGGCGCTTCGCTGGTTGGAGTCAGTAGGTATCATTTTGGTATCACGCAGGGCTACTTCTGTAAATGTCTACACCATCGTGTACGACGGGGGGAGGGGGGTCACGGGTGATCCCATGGGGGGTCACGGAAGACCCCATGGGGGGTCACGGGTGATCCCCCCCTCCCCTACTAGGGGGGTCACGGGTGACCCCCTGAACGGTCGAGTTATACCTGCTCAAGCACCCGATAGCAATAGCACAGATATATATGTAAGTAATAGAGAAGTACTAAAGAGAACAGAGATGGTCCCCTGCGGGGACGGAGGGGACGACATGATCCTAGGAAGTGATCCTGACGGGGAGCACCAAGAACCCACGCCGAAGGCCGTTAAGAAGCGTGCGCCCCGAAGCACCTACGAACTTGCTGATCTGTTCATGTATCACCCAAAATCCCTCATGTCTCGCAGTTACACCCAACGCGACCGCGTGATTTTGATGTCGACTATGAAGAAACTCACAGAAAACGGGGTCACCCGATCCACGATCTCACGGATGATCAACCGCTTCTGGACTCACCCCTCGTTTCCATCGTACTCCAACCATATAGAAGCCTTTGCTAGCCGAGCAGTACAGAAGACACTCATGGAAGACGTTGTTATACGGGTTGAAGACACCAACCCAGTGCTCAACCTGATGGCGAACGATTTTGAACGTGGTGACGTAGAACTCCCGTGGAACCCTAGCGCCGACCAACAACTGGCCAAGGTAGTAATGATGCGTTGCATGGATGCGTGCTACCGGTACCCAGAGGTAGTGGCTGACATAGCGAGACTGTGGGACGGTAACTTCGACGATGCCGAGTTTCTGGCAACCATTGATGCCCTCAACAGTCTTGTCAGGTGGCATGCCTCAAATGAATCAATAGAACACGACGCAGTATTCTCGTTGTTAGAGTGTGTGTCTCTTCCTAGTGAACTCCGTAGTGACGACCCAACTATGCTCCGACCCCCGGCTGGTACCATAGGAGAAGCGGTTTACAACTACAGGAGGTTTGGACATGAACGATGAGTTATTCTCCGATGACGATCCTGCGTACATGTTCGACAGTCTGTCTGATCTCATTAACTTTGTTACCTGGTTAACAGACAACTTCGACAGCCCAGAAGACTTTGAAGCCCTGATTGCCGAAGTAACCCAGCAAGATTTTGACGAAGCATATGAGGACGGGGCGGGGTTGGAAGATGTTCTTGACCGCATCCTCTTACGAGGTAGTTGTACCCGTCACGCCCAATCAGAAAATGAGTACTTGGAATGTCCCGAGTGCGGTGCTATATTCGTCACCCCGTCAGGATTAGGAATCCACATGTCGGTGCTCCACACTGACAGCAATGCGTCTGATAAGGACACCGAGTTTTGGTCCATCATAGAGAACTTCTACACGAACCACCAAGAGGAACCCAATGGCGACCTACAACATCCCGAGTGAATGGAAACCCGAAGGATGGTGGCGTAACCGACCGGTAGACGAGAGGTTATTTCATCTCCATGTACCCCGTCGGTGGCGCGACACGCATTTTTGTGACTTAACTACCCCCGACACCACAGCGGATCAAATCGCTGAGTGGTTAGGTGGTTTTAGTAATGGCGACTGCCTGTATATCCACGGGCGCAATGGTGGCGGTAAGACCGTCATTGCTCAAGCGCTGGTTAAGTACCTTGTGAGTACCAATAAGTTGTCCGGTCGATTTCTTAGTAGTGAGCGCTATATCGACATGCTCCACGATTCGTTCGATAACAACAATGAGTTGCCCGAGATGTACTCATCTCGGCACCTGTTGAAGTACATCCAAGGGGTATTCGACATCCTGGTTCTCGACGGTGTTGGTCAAGAACGCGACACTGAATTCACACGTCATGAGATCGGTAGTCTTATACGTCGTCGATATGAAGATGGTCGGTCGATTATTATTACAACGTCGTTCTCACAGATCGATTTTGTTCGCCGGTACGGTGACCGCGTCAAGATCGCAATTTCAGAAATGCCAACTCTGAAGGTGAGTTGATGGAGGGCAACGATATCTTTTCGTATGACCGTATTGGGCAATCGACAATGTTTGAAGGTGTACTAGCGTCACCGCCGTCTGGATCTAAGAAGTTACGTGCCAAGTTTTATGAAGGGCGTGACGACTGGGAAAGTGTCTTAAAGTTCTGGACTCCCAACGATCTCCCTCTACGATCACTCATTGATTGTGTGAATCGTTTACACCTTGGCACGGAAGTCATCACGTTTCTGCACTCCGACGCGGCTGAGCCGATCTACGAATGGTTGTCACGTAAAGGTGTTAGCGCTCCTGTCCTGTTCTATGAGAACGCTGAACAATACGCCGAAGATCTTCGATACAACAGGGGGGTACGTGTGTTTTACACGAGTAACACAGAAGACGCACACACCGTAGGTATGCGTGCTACCGTCGTCAGTCCGAACACTGCGTGGAGACTCTGATGGCGAGTAGCGAACTTCTTCTCATATCCAAAGTACTTGAGACCCGTGACCTCACCACACCAGTTCGTGGTGGTATCAAGCCCTACCACTTCACTGGTCAATGGGAAAGTGTTTGGCAGTGGATCATTGAGTTCCAACGAGACCACGGTGAAGTGCCCACCGAGCGTGCTCTCCGATCAGAGTTTGGATCAATAACCCTTGCCGATACTGAGGGCGAGACCATGAGTCGACTCATGGAGGAACTCTTTGATGGTCACAAGACGCGCACGCTAAGTGATGGTCTACAGGAAGCCTTTAACGCTCTCAATGACAGCGACCCCGACAAGGCCATGTCTCTCGTTACCACCAGCGTGCAAAAAGCCGCTGTTGAATCCTCCCGCATCCGAGACGTAGACATCATTCAGAATTGGGAAGAACGTATTGCTCGTTACGAAGAAATGAGTAACACACCGAATGCACTTCGTGGGATTCCTACCGGGTTTGAAGGTCTTGACAAAATCACCCACGGGTTGCGCCCCCAGCAGTTCATTGTGTTCGCTGGTGAGCCAAAGCGTGGTAAGTCGCTGTTCGCTTTGATCATCGCCAACAGTGCTCACCGTTTCGGTAAGCGCCCACTATTCGTATCATTTGAGATGAGTGTTGAAGAGCAGACCGCCCGATACGACTCCTTGATTTCTAAAGTTCCATACACACGTATCTTGTCCGGGGACCTTAACAAGGATGACAAGGACAAGATCAAGAAGGCGTTGATGTTACGGAAAAACATGCAACAGTTCATCATCAGTGAGGACACCTCATCGTTGACCACTGTTAGCGCCTTGTCAGGAAAAGTCAAGGAGTACAAGCCCGACCTGTTGGTTGTTGACGGTGTGTACTTAATGGATGACGACGAGGGTCAAGAAAAAGGTTCACCGCAGGCCCTCACGAATATCACACGCGCTCTTAAACGTCTTGCTCAACACCACGACATACCAGTGGTTGCAACAACACAGGTACTTGCTTGGAAAGTACAAAACCGTAAGACACGCGCGGTTACCGCTGATGCCATTGGGTACACATCATCGTTCGCTCAAGACGCAGACTTAGTACTTGGCGTAGAGCGAAACCCAGAATTAGACGATCAGGCAATCATCCGAGTTGTCATCGCACGAAGTGCTCCCACTGGAGAGGTGCACGTTAAGTGGGACTGGACAACAATGGAGTTTGAAGAAGTTTCCAATTATGACGGCTACTCAAACGCAACCTTCGACTAATCTTGCCGACCTCCTACGCACAGCGGGTGTGTCGATTAAATCCGTTGGCGAGCGTGAGATAACCGGGAAATGCCCGGTGCACGTGCGCGTAACTGGTCGGGAAGACCGTTCGCCTTCTTGGAGTATTAACGCCGAGAGTGGTCTGTGGATCTGTTTTTCATGCGGGGCTAAGGGCACCTTGTCGATGCTTCTTGCCGAGTTGTTAGGTGCTAACGCAACTTGGGACGTACAGAAGTTCATCATTCAGAACTCGATTAATCGTCTCAATAACAAAGGCACTGAGCATCACGAACCGGTTGTCGATATCAACGAATTCACAGCGTTTTCGCGTGTGTCTGATACACGCTGTGAGTATAAAAACCTGGACCCCGACCTCGTTTACCAATACGGCGTTCGGTGGAACCCAAATAACAGATCATGGGCTATACCGATTGTCTCACCCTCTGCTGAACTCAAAGGATGGCAGGAGAAGAAGTCTTCTTGGGTGCGTAACTTCCCGATAGGGGTAGAGAAATCAAAGACGTTGTTTGGTATCGAACGCTTTAGATCGCGTACGGCGATACTGGTTGAGTCTCCTCTAGACATAGTTCGCTTCGCGGCTGTGTTCTCACGCCCCCAGGCGCTCGCCTCGTTTGGAGCACATGTGTCCGATACGCAGTTATCTCTACTTACTGACGTAGCAGAACGAGTGGTTATCGCTATGGACAACGACGAGGCTGGGTTAGCGGCCAGTAAAAAGATCGCTAAGAGGATTGCCACCCCGCGCCGTGGTCTTATGTGGTGGAACTACTCGGGCACCGACGCTAAAGACATCGGTGATATGACCGATGATGAAATTGAAAGTGGTCTAACAAACGCAACAGTTGTGCCTCCCTGGGTTGGTCTCTAATGTTTGTCGGGAGCCTGTATCCATACCAGCAAGAGTCGGTCGACAAAATGGTCGACCGTGGCCAAGTACTTCTTGGGCTGGTCATGGGTGCGGGTAAGACTGTGACGACTATCGCCGCGGTCGAAAAACTCATTGAGACGAATGAGATCGAGCGTTGCCTTGTTGTGGTCCCCGCATCCTTGAAGTACCAATGGATGCGCGAGATCAACAAGTTCACTAACTCACCGGTCGTTGTTATCGACGGTACACCAAAGCAACGAGAACAACTATGGAAAAGGTCGTTGTCATCCAAGTACACCATTGTGAACCCGGAATCCTTGATGAGGGACAGTAACGCCTATAAGTACCTGTCGTGGCAATGCCTGATAGTTGATGAAGCAACCATGCTGAAGTCTCGGTCCAGCAAGCGGTCTAAGATGTTGAAGAGATTGGCCAAGCCGATCTACTACCGATACGCCCTGACGGGCCAGCCCATCGAGAATCGGCCCGAGGAACTGTTCTCCATTATGGAATTCGTGGACGCCAGCATTCTGGGTAGGTTCGATCTATTCGATAAGACGTTTATCGTCCGCGACCACTTCGGTCGACCAAAGCGTTATAAGAATCTGGATGCTCTTCATGAATCCCTGAAAGAGTGCATGATCCGCAAGACTCGGGAAGATATAGCCGACCAACTCCCACAGATCATCCACCAGGTCATCCCCGTTGCCTTCGATAAGAAGGGCGCTGGTATATACAGTCGCATATCGTCTGACCTTCTTCATCAGTTACAGGCAGTGATCGGCGTCCACGGGAGCGCATTCAACCTATGGCGTCACTACAACGACGCGGCATCCAACGAGGCCCAGGGGCAGGTCATGACCAGACTGACCGCCCTTCGGATGTTGTGTGACAACCCCGAACTGGTCGTCCGGTCATCCAATCTCTACCAGAGCACTAAGAGCGCTGAAGGGAGTAAGTATGCGTACGAGGTGTGTAAGGCAGGTCTATTCGATGGTCCACTCCACGCACCCAAGTTGGAGGCCGTTGTTGAGTACATACACGATGTCCTGGAGGAAGACCACAACAATAAAGTTGTGCTCTTCTCGTTCTTTAAGGAGAACCTGAGGCTGATACAGAAAGCCACTCAAACTATGACACGTAGTGTCCTATTTATGGGTGGGATGAATGCTAAAGAGCGGGACGATGCAAAGCAACAGTTTAGTACCGATCCTGATACCCGGTTGTTCCTATCCTCGGATGCCGGTGGTTATGGGGTCGATCTACCGATGGCCAATTATTTGATCTCTTATGACCTCCCGTGGTCGAGCGGTAAGTTGGAACAGCGTGAGGCGCGCATTATTCGACTATCATCACAGTTCCCGCACGTAACGATTGCAACATTCGTTATGAAGGGAAGCATCGAAGAACGGCAGTACGAGATGCTCCAGCAGAAGAAGTCGATCAACGAGGCGTTTGTCGATGGTAAACACCACGATATCAAGGGTGGGTTTGACGTGACGCTAGGTAGCCTGTCAAACTTCCTGAAAGAATCCACTGTATAAAGGAGAACCACATGGAAAAGCCCGATAGCGAGTATCTACAGAAGTTAATCGACGAGTACGAGAAGTCCAAAGAGTTTGCTAACAAAGCAACTGCTCGCGTCGACGAACTGAAAGAGTCGCTCCGCGCATACGTCAAGAAGCACGGGACCACCGACGACCGAGGTCATGTGTGGCTACCCGCACAGACGCATCAGTTGAAGAACGAGAAGCGCGTTAGTCGAACATTCAACCGACCCGCCGCTGAGGCGTGGGCCAAGGAAGAAGGTTATTGGGATCTCGTCAAGCAGACCATCGAAGTGCTCGATGAGGACGCTCTCATGGCGCTGGTCTGGAAGAACCCCGAACTTGAGTTGGTCGTTATGAAGTTCTATACCGAAAAGGCATCGTGGGCCTTCAAGGTTGTAGAAGGAAAGTCTTACGACGACGAATGAGCCGAGATCCGTTAGACCTATTGGGTGACCTCCCCGATTGGCCGGGTAATACCCCACCCAAGAACCGCCCTGGTTCTAAGAAGCGGGTGTCAGACATTGACGACCGCTTCAATGGGGCAAGGTCGAAGACCTTCGTTGTCAAAGGGGAAGAGCGGACGTTCTTCACAGTAGGTGAACTGGCTAAGGCTCTTAACCGTAAGCCGGTAACAATACGCTCGTGGGAATCACGAGGATGGATACCGAAAGCCAACTACAGGACTCCCACACCACGCGGGCAACAAATTCCAGGAAAACCTGTAAAAGGTAGTAGGCTCTATTCGCTGGAGCAGGTAGAGTTCCTCATGGACGCCCTCCAGCGTTTCAATCTTGATGACCCAGTCCAGGCCAACTGGGAAGGATTCAAGAAACACACCAAAACCAACTGGCCCAACTAACCAAGGAGACAATTATGAGCAGATACGACGACGACGACGAAAACGAAGTAACAGAAGAGGCCCCGAAGCGTCGATACGAAGACGATGACGTTCCGGTACGTAAGGCACCACCAACCCGTGTCACCGCAGACGACGAAGACGAGGACGAAGAGGACACCGCTGTTAAGGCAAACGCTTCCCGCGTCATCAAGCGCGGATGGGCCGCGGCTGAGAAGTTGCAGAACGCTAATTCAGGCTTCGCCCAGCGTCTTCGTGTAACTGAAGACGCGGTCATCATCAAGTTTCTTGAAGACGACCCGTACGCTACGTACCGCCAACACTGGGTCGAGCGCAGTGGTCAGAAGTCCTTCACGTGCATCGCAGACATTGATGACCGCGGTTGTCCGCTGTGCAAGGCGGGTAATAGGCCGACCATGAAGTTTGCGTTTAACGTGGTGCTGTTGGCATCCGATGGGGATCACTCTGTGAAGTCCTACGAAGTTGGTGCTCGTGCCATCGATCAGTTGAAGAACTTCCACACCGACCCTCGACAAGGACCACTCAGCAAGAACTACTGGGCGGTCAGTCGTTCAGGAAAGGGTGCTACTTCAGCGACGAATCATCAAATGATCCGTGATCGCGATCTTGAAGATTGGAACATGGAACCGATTTCTGACGCCGGTATCAAGGCGCTCATGAAAGAGGCTTACGGACCGGAGATCGTGCAGATCCCGTCCCGCAAGGACTTGATGAACATCGTCATTGAAGACATGGGTGACTGACCCGTGCCAACATATGGTGACAGCGTAGGGGGCCACACGGCCCCCTACGTCGTCTCTACGATTGAAGAACTTCAGCGCATTGTCGATACTGTCCTAGAGACAGGTCACTTTGTGTTTGACGTAGAAACGCGCGGTATTGTCGACCGTCACCCAGATGTGTTGGAGTGGGTCGAGCAAGAGTGGTCAGAGCACGCCACCACTTTAAAGACCACTAACCCCGAAGTTCTTGCCCGTTCACGTGAAACAATAATGAACCGTTGGCGTTCTACTCTCGCGCTGGACCCCATGCGTAATGAAGTGTTCTGGATCGGTATCGCTACGGAACGCCAATCGTGGGCTATCCCTATGGGGCACCCTAACGGAGAAGTTATTGAACCAGCCGAGCGCGGGGACGGTACAACCACACCTCCTCCCGGTTACCGCAATGTGCTTAAGAGCGGTAAGGAGTCGATGGCTAAGTCTAAGTACTTTAAGCCAGCCGTGTTCAGTGACCCACCGGAGCAGATGGTTCGATCAGAGGTTTTTAAGACTCTCCATCCCCTGTTTTTTGGTGACGTTCTCAAGATTGGGCACAACGTAAAGTTCGACGCTCGGTCGATACGTAAATACTACGACGACGACCTACCAACCGAGCCATTCATGGACACGATGATCATGCAACACATCGTGAACGAGAACCTCAGCAGTTACAGCCTAGACGAGTTGATAAAGCACAACTTTGATGGGTTTACGGCGTATAAGGGCGACGGTAAGGTCGGCTCAATTATTACGGAAGTTCCGTTCTCGTCCGCCGCCAGGTACGTACACCGAGACGTTCGGTGGACCTGGAATCTGTATCGCTACCTATGGCGTCGTATGAAAAACGACGACCAGTTGATTACGTGCTTGCGACAAGACATGCGGGTGTTGCGTGTTCTGATGGAAATGGAAGACAACGGTATTCCCGTTAACCACCGGTCTATGAGGTCATTGGGTAAGCATCTAGATAAGAAACTACAAGACCTTCTTAAAGACATGATGGACTACGCCCCACCAGGGTTTAATCCAGACAGTACGAAACACAAACAAGAACTTCTATTCAAGAAAAAGAGAGAGGGTGGGTTGGGGCTTACCCCATCTAAGAAGACCAGCACAGGTGCCGCGTCTGTTGACGAAGAAACGCTACGTAAACTAGAAGCCAAGCACCCAATGATTCCCATGCTACTGGACTGGTCTGAGACCAAGAAAGTGAAGTCAACTTATGTTGATGGGCTTTTGCCTAAGTTACACAAGGGGTCTCTCCACCCGTCATTCCACTTACACCGCACCGCCACAGGTCGGTTGTCATCGAGCAACCCGAACCTACAGAACATCCCACGAGACTCCAGTGTCCGAGGTCTATTCGTAGCCCCCGAAGGGTACAAAATGCTGGTTGCTGACTACGACCAGATCGAACTCCGGGTTATGTGTATGTTCTCAGGAGATAAGAAGATGAGCGAATTCTTCCTCACCGGAGCGGACATCCACGCTGGAGCCGCGGCCTTGGTGTTGGGCAAGGATGTAACTGAGGTAACGAGTGAAGAGAGGCAGTTAGGAAAGGGTGTAAACTTCCTAACCGCTTACGGTGGTGGTGCCCAGAAACTGGCGCGAACCACCGGCATCGACGAAGACCACGCCAAGTTCGTGATTGACCAGTACTACAGACAGTTTTCCGGGATTACTAAGTGGAAGCAGGATGTAGTGCGTCAGGCTATGTCGAAGGGTTACGTCACAACCATGTCAGGTCGTCGTCGGCGGTTGCCTGACATTCTGTCGACTGACCAAGCCCTTCGCTCACGAGCAGAACGCCAGGCGGTAAACGCTGTCGTGCAGGGGTCCGCGGCTGATATTTGTAAACAAGCAATGGTTAACGTATATGACGCCCTATCGGGCACTGACGCAAAGATGCTCGTACAAGTCCACGACGAGTTGGTTGTCGTAGTGCCCGAGGACTCCGTAGAAGAGTTGGAACCCGTGTTCGTCTCAGCCATGGGGGATGGTTTAGTGTACGATGGTATACCTCTGAAAGTGTCCTGCCATTCGGCCTATAGTTGGTCGGAAGCGAAAGGCAAATAGTATGACATCAACACCTGTAGACAAACGTAATTTCTACCTCTCTCTATCGGTGTCTGATGGTCAAGCCTTAGCCAACTCGGTTGGGTTCGCTGTTCCTTCAACAGAGGTGCAGAATCATGAACTTGTAGACACAGTCCAGAAATGGATGACACTCGCCGCGGTTGGAATTATCGATCAGGTGCGGGAATGCGCTGAATGGATGGCTGAGGCCATACTGCAACTACAAGACCTGTCAGAAGAGGACATTAAAAATACACGAAGTGTATTAGTTTGCTATAGTGTGGCCCTATTATCCCACCTTATAGATAGCGAATTCATTGAACTACGTGTGCAAGAAGGCGCAGTACTAGATGTTTCTCGCATTGACAGGTTGCTAGAGTTCTTACAGGTCGAAGACGACTTCGATATTGAGATATTTGACGAAGGGGATGATCTTCCATGAGTAATGACTGGTGGTCTAAGCGTCTATCCAACGCCCCACACCAACCACAGCCACGTAACACAACGTCGTCTACACCCCCATCCTCACCCCCATTGAGGTTCCCGGTCCAGGTACCTACTACACCCCAACCTATCCAACAACAGCAAGTTCGCCAGCAGTTACTAGACGACAGTCGCCCACCCACTGATCAGATCAATATGGGTGACGCTATCCGTCTATGGAAGGGTGGCGAGGCTATGCGTAAAGAGGGTAATATGACATGCCCCGAGTGCGGGAGCATGAACGTCTTTGGTCGTACCGCCCGAGCATCAAACACTACGGTTAGCGGTAATAGCCCCGCCCCGAGGTGCTTTGAGTGCGGATGGAATGGTCTATACAATCAGGCTATCGAAGGTTCTTGGGCCACCTAACAAAGGATAAAACGTGTCAAAAACTGAACAGCGTGAATCGCTTGAGTCGATCATTGCGTCGGTAAACAAGAAGTACGGGGAAGAGATAGTCATTCAGGGAAGCGCCATGCGGGAAGAGTTGCCCCGTATCACCACAGGTGTATTGGCGTTTGACCTAATGCTTGGGGGTGGTTGGCCCACTAATCAATGGTCGGAGATCATTGGTGATGAGTCATCCGGTAAAACAGCGGTGGCGTATAAGACCATCGCGGCTAATCAGGCGTTAGACCCTGAGTTCATTGCCATGTGGATCGCCGCCGAAGAGTTCGTACCCGAATACGCCAAGGCAATCGGTGTCGATTTGGAACGCCTGTGGGTCGTAGAGACCAACGTCATGGAGCATGCTTATGATCTCGTTATTCGTGCATTGGACAACCGAGCCGTTGATTGTATCGTCATTGATTCACTACCGGCGCTGGTTCCAGGCGACGAAGCCGAAAAGATGATGGACGAGTTCTCGGTCGGTATTGGCGCACGCCTGACTGGAAAGTTTCTTCGTAAATCATCAAAGGCCCAGAAGCGTTCTATGACTCGTGAAGAGCGTGGGTGCACGGGTTTGATCATCAACCAGTGGCGCGAGAAGATTGGTGTCATGTATGGTGACAACCGCACAACACCTGGTGGGCGCGCTAAGAACTTCCATTACTTCACACGTGTTGAGGTCAAGCGCGATGAGTGGCTGAAAGTCAAGGATGAGCCTGTCGGGCAGACAATCCGTGGGCGTACCTTGAAGAACAAGACCTACCGCCCTCAGCAGATCGCCCAGGTGGATTTCTATTTTGCTGACAGTAACACCTTTAAATTCGGTGACTTCGACACGATCAAGGATGTCGTGAACATCTGTATCGCAGTAGATATAATCACCCGAGCCGGGGCCTATTACAACTATGGGGATCAGAAGTGGCAGGGTAAAGACGCCTTGATCGCTGGTGTCCGTGAAGATATTGATCTACAAAATGAACTACGCCAGAAAGCGATGGACTACTTCCTATGATCTTCGGAGATGACGAAGCCAAGGCGCGTCGTAAGGAGCACCAGCGGAGGATTATGAAAGCCTCCCGTAAACAGGAAGACCGCACGGCTAACCGTTACAAGGGTTCCCGTAATGCCGGGTCTGGCTCAGGATGGCTCCGCAAGAACGACGTGCGTTCTGACAACCTTCTTATCGAGAACAAACTGACTGAGAACACGAAGTCGTACTCGATCAAGTTCAAGGAACTCGACGAACTGCGCCAGCGGGCGATTCTTGACGACCGACTTCCCGTACTCCAGTTCGACCTTGGTGGTCGTAACTTCGTGATCCTCAATGAGGACGATTTCCTGGCGATGATTGATGTCTGATTGGGCCACCAAGGATTACAAGCAATCCTTCAAATCACGAGGACGTGTTATCCCCGCGGTTGAGCGGGCTTTGATGCGCGAGACGGTTGTCCGTAACGAGCATCGCGACACCCTCCACCTACACCCAAGTGAGATATCCAAGAAGGACTGGTGTCCTCGGGCCTCGTGGTACAAGATTAAGGGACACCCCGTACCGCCTGAGTCGCTGTCGTTTCAGCGTCTAAATATCTTCGCAGAGGGTCATTCGATCCACGAGAAGTGGCAACGCTGGCTACACCAGGCCGGTCTCTTATCTGGCCTATGGGAGTGTCGAGACTGTACAAATACTTTCTACGCTGATGCTCCTAACATCTGTCAATCCTGTTTCAGCACGGCGATCAAGTACAAAGAAGTGCCGATCCGTAACGACGAATTGCACATCATGGGGCACTCTGATGGTGAAATCTTTGATGATAATGGCCGCGCACTGATCGAGATCAAGAGCGTCGGTATTGGAACTGTGCGGTGGGAAAACCCCAGCCTATTCCACGGTTACCAGAATAAGGAACTGACCATCGATGGCGTGTGGAAGAACATCAAGAAGCCATTCGCTTCCCATATCCGTCAGGGCACGATCTACATGCACTGCCGGAAGATCGACACCATCGTGTTTATCTACGAGTGGAAGCCCACCCAGGATGTCAAAGAGTTCGTCGTCGAGTACCAGCCCGAAATCATGGAACCAATCATCCAGGGATGCAAGTCTGTTGTTGAGCATCTCGACGGGGACACCCCACCGCCACGTACTACTTGGGCCTCGGTAGCCCACCCCGAGTGCAAGAAGTGCCCGTTCTATAAGGAGTGTTGGAGTGCGCGTAATACCTAAGGACAGCACACCGGACCCCGTCGTCGCACGGTTCTCACGTAAGTTCTCGTTGCCGTCTCGGCCATCGGACGAGGTACCGGACCTCCCGAAACACCTGGATGACCTCGGTGATGATGATCTAATGGACTTGTACACAGAGTTCATGTCATGGGTGTCGTACGCCAAAGCCGAGATGGTCAACGCCGAGATCGCTGAGGAGCGTGAAGCGACCTTCCTTCGTGTGCTGGAAGCCAAAGTCCTTATCGAGCAATGGGGCGCTGAGGCTAAGGGAGACCGGGTTACCATCGCTAAGGCCCGCCGTGACATCGACTCACGTGTCGTCAGTCAGCAGGACGAGCACCGCCAGGCCCGTGCCTACCGCAAGTTGGTGGAGTCGGTATTCGACCGCTGTGAGCGTGGGGCGCAGTTGCTCTCCCGTGAACTCAGTCGACGGATCGGACTGCATTCTAAAGAGCACCGTGGTGGAAGGTTCAGCGCCTGATGGCAAACCGCAGTAAGGCCAAGGGTACATCTTTTGAAACCCTGATAAAGAACTTTCTAAACAATAACGGGTTCAAGAAGGCCCACCGCACGGCTCTCACTGGTGGTGACGACGCGGGGGATATCCACGGGATCGAGCGTCCTGACGGCCATAAGGCTATTATCCAATGTAAGAACCAGAAGAAGCACGACTTCAGCGGATGGCTTGACGCCACGGTCGAGCAAGCCTCCCGCGCGGATGACGCTGTACCCGCTTTAGTTGTTAAGCGGGCTGGTAAGGGAGAAAAAGCCGTGGGTGATTCCTACGTTGTTATGCGCCTTTGTGATTTCGTTTCTCTCCTGCACGAGGCAGACTACTCCTAAACTCCTTGTCTAAGTGAGCACAACAAGGAGTACCCCATGTCTCAAGAGTCGTCCGACGACATTATTAAAGTATCCGGCAGTAGCAGTCCCCAGAGCGTAGGGTCCATCGTGGCCCGGGGCGTTGTGGCTGGGCAATCCCCTAAGATGCGGGCCATTGGAGCCAGCGCTGTCAACCAGGCCGTTAAAGCCTGTGCTATTGCCAGGGGGTTTGTGGCCCCTCGGGGTATTGACCTTTGCTTCATTATTGGGTTCGACGACATCGCGGGAGAGAATGGCGATACTATTTCGGCCATCTCTTTCAAGCCTGTCGTCCGCTAATACTGTGATAAAATAAGAACGTGCCTATCCAGGGACCAACTATCTGTTATGTCTAAAAAGAGAGACTACTCACACGAGTACTTCAAGGAAGACCTTGAAGAATTGAACTACAGTAAGAAGTACAACAAGTACGAGGCTAGGGACAGCAAACGCGATAAGCGCAAGCAAACAGCATCGGACTACTTCTATGACTAAGAAGAAAGCCCCAGATAAGAAGGCTCCTGCGAAAAAGAAGAAGCCACGTCCGGTGTCAGCACGAGCAGGTGGAGGCCATCAAGGTGGTCTCCTATCAGGACCCGGTAACGGGTTAGGACGTTAGGAGTCGTTA